GGATTGGAAGGCGATTTCATAACAGCGCGTGTAAGTGCTGAAGCAATGGATGCAGGTGACAAAGCAACTGCAAAGGCTATGAGCGTTGCAATGCGTACCGCGCTTCTTCAAACGCTTGCTTTACCAACTGGCGAAACTGACCCCGATGCAACATCTTACGAACGCAGTCCGAAAGCAACAAAGCCTGAAATTACTTACACCAATGAACAGGTAGACCTAGCACTTACAGCGATTGCGCAGATTGCAGATATTGCTGACATGGAAGAACTCAAGAACTTCTACGCAGGTGCGCAACAGGCTGGATTGCTTCACGTTCCTGTTGATGGCAAAACACTTAATACATTAATCTCAATTCGCAAGAAAGAATTGGAGGCGTAATCATGGAACCAACATTTACTGAAATTTGGGATGATAGAGAATGGCAATTCTTTGCACCTTTTGCACGACGTTCACGCCGTTATTTTAAGATTCGTTCGCTTGTTCGTATGGGTGTATGGATTCCGTTTTTTGTTGGATGTTTTTATATCATCATTGGCGCTGTATCGGTGTTTTCATAATGCACCCTGAAGGTCGCCTAGTAGCGATTCAACAACAAATGCATTTTGCTAAATGGTTTGCGGACGCAAGCGGTATGGAACAGCAAGATGTATTAGATGCGCTGAGTGAATCAGGTATGCGTTTAGTACCCGATGAAAATGAGATTGCAGTAGATGCATGTAATGTATTGCCATCGGTAAATGAGATGAAAGAAGAACAAGCAACGGCACGCAACTTGAAAATTGTGCCTGATTGGGAGCATCCGCAATGACCGTAACACCTATGCAAATTGAACGCCGCCTAACAGATTTATCACGTGAGATTGAAGAATCACACAAAGATTTAGTAAGCGCGGAACAGACTTATCACGTGGCCAAGGCTGAATTGGAAATTGCTATGGCGCGTTCGCGTATGGCTGTTGCGCATCCTGACCACAAACTTACAAGCGTTCAGCGCGAAGATATGGCGTTAATTGAAAATGCCGATGCACACATGCATTTGGCGATTGCTGAAGCGCAGGTAAAAGCCGCACGCGCTAACGCCAATCGCATCCGCACACAGGTAGATATTGCGCGTTCAGTTAGCGTAAGCGTCCGTTCAAGTTTGGACATGTAATGGATGTTTATGGATTACTTAAAACCGCATTAGTAGAAAACGACAAAGCGCGTGAGCGTTCTTTGCAGACTGAAATTGGCGCATCATCCGTTTATGGTTGCGCACGTCAGGCATGGAGCATCATCCATCAAAAGGAAAAGGTAAATAAAAACACCGAATCCCTAGCCGCAATCATTGGCACAGCCGTACACGCAACCTTGGCCGAAGCCATGAAGGAAGCGGATACATTTGATGATTTCCTTATTGAACAGGAATTCAAAACGCCTGATTTGAAGGGTCACGTTGATTTGTACATTAAATCTACAAAAACCGTCATTGATTGGAAAACCACAACTAAGAAGAACATGAGTAAGTTCCCTAGCGAACAGCAAAAGATGCAAGTACACCTTTACGGGTATTTGATTGAAGAAAACGGATTGCCTGTTGAGACTGTATCCTTGTGCGCAATTGCTAGGGATGGATGGATGAAAGATGTGCGCGTATGGGAAGCACCTTATGACCGCAACATTGCACTTGCTGGAATTCAATGGGTAAGAGATTTACAGATGCAACAAACCCCACCTGCACCTGAGCGACCAAGACAATTTTGCAAAGACTTTTGTGAATTTTGGGACATAAGTGGTAGCATAGGTTGCACAGGGAAATGAGGAATCATGGAAAAGTTCAAATGCGGCCACGACAAATCAGCAGAAAATGTTGGGCTGGTTAATAAAAATAACCCAAAAGCGGGAACTCGTTGCAAAATTTGCGCCAAAAGAAAAACAAAAGATGCTTACTTAAAAACCGCAGAAAAACAAAAAGCATATTCGCGTGAATATCGCAAAAAACATTCTGAACAATATAAGGAGTATCTAAGAAAATGGCACAAACAAAATCCAACCAAAAATGCTGAATATCAAAGACTTACTAAATATATGATAACTTTTCAACAATTTGAAGAAATGTTAAAAAAATCTAATGGTTGTTGTTATATATGCGGTATAGAACCTAAACAATTGCCAAACGGTAATACTGGGCTTCAAATAGACCACGACCATAATTGCTGTGATGGATTAAGAACTTGCGGAAAATGTACAAGAGGATTGTTATGTTTTGCTTGTAATCGAATGTTAGGTGCTTTAGAAAAACGAGATATAAAAAAAGTTCTTCAATATATTAACTATGATGCATCGGGGGATATTGGATGCCAAGGCAAATAAAACGTAAGCAAGTAGATTGGTTACGTGCTTCATGCCGCGGTTTAGATACCGATATGTTTTATGACCACAAAACAGGATTGGAAGAAAAAGGAATAACGCTTAATCATTTGCGGCGGATTTGTATGGATTGTCCGATTCAATACGATTGCCTAACAATTGGCGTTGCCCATGAGCCATTTGGATTTTGGGGTGGATTATCTGAAGATGAACGCAGACACCTGCACGCACGCAAGGATTCTAAAGTGATATGGAATCTGCGCAGGGATTTGCACGCATTGGGATTATCTTTTGCCAAGGTTGCCGAACATGTATTTTCTGTAAAGCGCGACTTCACTTATGCGGATGAATCTAGGTTTGATGATGTGTAAATGCGAAGATGAAAATTATTTGCGCGGATTAATTCGTGAAGAACTCACAAAGATGCGTCAGGAACATTTAAGCAAAAGCGAACAACCCGCAAACAAACTTGTGGCGCTTTATTTTGATAACTTTCCTGCTGATGCTGTTAAACCATCGGGTGCGCTTGTTGGTGCAAATGTAAAATTGATTCTTAAACAGTTACCTTACGAACAGTTAGAAGCATTGATTCCGATTCTTGCGGCATCGGCCAAACCAATCAGCGCGGCTTGGTGCAATTGGGCTAAAGACCAACTGAAGCCAAGAGAAAAAGTTACGCCGCCAACACCTGTTCCGCCTAAATTCGTTGCAGAAAACCGTAAGGATGTAGTTCCAATGCCAGCAAACATAAGAGATTTGTTTAAGCGCGTAGACGATTAGACACGCCGACGGATAAATTCCGTTGCGTAAGGCATTTATGTGCATAAGTAATCTATTCTTTATCTTACGAAAGGGGAACTTATGACAACAGATATAGCAAAGGTGCAAGCCGGCGACACAATCATTTTGAACAATTCCCGATACGTTGTTGAATATATCGAACCTGATAAATATGGATTTGATTTACAGATGCATAATGAAAATGGCGATAAGGTACGCAAGTGCCTAACAGCGGACGAATTGGTAAACATCGAGATTTGACAATTGCCTTCCACGTAGAAGGCAAACCAATTCAGCAAGGTTCAATGCGTGCATTTAACAATCGCATTGTTCATAACAAAACCAAGGAACTCATGGCATGGCGTTCCGCGGTAGCAAGGGCGGCGCATGTTGCTGGATGCACCCCGATTGATGGGCCAATAGCCATCACAATGCGATTCTTTTACGAGCGGGGCAAAACCGTTACCCGCGATACCCCCACCGTTCCGCCTGACCTAGATAAACAGATTCGGTCAATCTTAGACGCGCTCACAGGCGTGGCCTACGCTGACGATAGCCAAGTCACCCGCATAGAGGCTACTAAGGAGTATGGAGTGCCGGGGGTCGAAATCACGCTCACAGGGGGCTTTGAATCGTTATGAAAATGTTACCTAAATTAGGTCGTTTTGGTGGTTCCCAAACCGTAAGGAATGTGGCTATACTGATGCCATGAAGTTAAACGGACTTCATATAACGAGAGGCAAAAAAATGACAGCAACAGTTTCACTACAAAAAGTTCGCGGTATTGCTACACGCAACGGCATTGGTTATGTAGACAAAGTTCGTTCACGTTACGCATCACTTGCTAAAGGCATTACAGTTAAAAAAGGTTATGAAGGAACAATTGTTCGCATCTATGGACAAGAAGAACCAATGATTTTTGAATCAATCAAAAACACTTTGTTTACAGCATTTGATAACGCAGGATTCACTTATGAAAAAAGCACCGTTTATCCTGATTCTTGGATTGTAAAGGCTGGCAACTAATGATTCTTAATTGCCAAATCTGCGGTACAGAAATTTTTAATAAATCTTACATATCAACCGATAAAGTCACATGTTCAGAATGTTGGGAGGCATAACATGAGCAACGACCCTAATAAATGGCAAGTAATGGCGGATGCACAAAAGAAGCGCCGCGATGAATTGCATGAAATGCGCGTAGCCGGTTCGCCTTGGCTTCAGTCAATGCGTAAGGCAATTGAATTGCAACGCCAAGCCGAAAGGGATAAAAAAGAATGACAATCGCAATTATCCTGATAGGTGCGCCTATACTTACAACCATCTTTTTACTTGGCTTATTTAAACTAGAGAAGGCGGCATGTGATGAAACTTATTTGTAGCGGGCAACATTGGAGCATCAAGAACAATCAGTTGCATCTTGATACGCCTGAAGGCCAAGAAGCCGTTAAAGCAATGGTTAAGGTTCTTGAAGCGCAGATTCGTCAGCGCATCTACGATGATATTTGCATGATTGATTTGACCCATAACCGTAAACAAATTATGAAAAATGGGTTAGAGAACTCATTGCTTACGGTGCAAGACATTTGCGCAAAGGTAGCAATTGGAGTGGTCAATGGCGAAGATTAACGACAACATTGTTTACGTAGCCAACTACGCAAGCAAAACAAGCCGCCAAGCCGCGGCAAAGGTTTTGCCTAAATCGGGAACTATGCGCAAAGCCATTTATGAAGCGATTGCCAATCATGGCGGGCTGGCAGATTTTGAGATTGAACGATTGCTTAACGGTAAACATCAAAGCATCAGCGCCGGGCGGCGTGGGCTTGTGATTGATAAGTTTATTGAAGATTCAGGCAAGACCCGCAAGAACGAAAGCGGCAACGAATGTACGGTTTGGATTGTCACGCCTACAGATTGGAAGTTGTTTTAATGCCTAGATACGATTACAAATGTAATAAATGCGGGGCGCATGAAGTCATAGCGCATGGATTCCATGACGAAGGCTCACATGATTGCTTTGATGAAAAATGCGGTGGCACAATGAATAAGGTGTACAGCCCTATTGGAGTTATCTTTAACGCACCCGGTTTTTACAAGACGGGCGGCTAATATGACATACGACTTTTTTGCTGGCGAATGGTCAGGCAAATGCGGCGCATGTAAAACCAAACTATTTGCGCCATCTAAAGGCGCATACCTTGTGCAATTTTTACTTCATACTCACTCAAACAAATGCTTAGGAGGCTGGTAATGACTCAGAAAAAAATAGGAAAAGTATTCTTAGTTATTGGCCGCAAATCAGGATTAGGAATTGGTTTTGATATATCAAAGTACGGCATATCGCTGGAATTGGGATTATGGTACGTGGGGGTTGAATTCTAATGATTATTGGCCTGAGCGGATACGCGCAAAGCGGTAAAGATACAGTTGCCAAAATTCTTGTAGAAAACTATGGATATTCACGCATTGCATTTGCGGATATTATTCGCGTTGCTTGCTACCGATTAAATCCCATTGTTACTTATGATGGTATGCGATTGGCTCACCTTATTGATTTGGAAGGTTGGGAGATTGCAAAGACATTGCCTGAAGTTCGCAGACTGTTGCAGGTCATGGGTAGCGAAGTAGGGCGCGACATGATTGACCCGCAAATTTGGATTGAACTTACATTGGGCAACAGTAAGAAAACTGACAACATTGTTATCAGCGATGTAAGGTTTAGAAATGAAGCCGAAGAAATTAAATGGCGGCAAGGTCAGGTTTGGCGAATTACCCGTATTGAAAAGGATGCACCTATTAACGCGCATCGTTCGGAATCAGATATGGATAGTTGGAACTTTGACCAATACATAGGCAACAACGGCACAATTGATGAATTACACGAAGAAGTTAATAAAATATGGAAAACATTGTAAGTTTTAAAGAAAATATTGATAGGTGTAAGGGTTGCGGAAAACAAGTGTCGCTCCCGCTTACGCCTTGTCCTATATGTAGTAAACTTGATGCACGAAACCGAAAAGGAGAAACAGCAATGCTGAATCTAACTATTGGGGGCAACCGATGATGGCGCGAGTGAATCGAGCAAAGGCGTAGCCTGAAGTTTTTTGCACGATGCTTTTTAACAGCGGCCATGGCCGTAAGCATCGTTGTTGCAACACCCGCAATGGCACAAGGCCCGAAGATGCAAGACCTTCGGACGGCTGAAGCGGCCAAGTACCACGCCAAGATTCAAATGTCCGCTATGGGGTGGGGTAAGGCTCAATGGGTCTGCCTTTCGACCATGTGGGGTAAAGAATCTGCGTGGAATCCCAATGCCCAAAATAAGACCCCTGTAAGGGTCTACAAGGCCGGAAAACGGGTAAAGGTGTACGCAGGTGGGGTTCCGCAGATACTAGGCTTAAATCCCCGTACAAGCGTTCCTGAGCAGGTTTCTAGGGGGTTGGTCTATGTTAAAACCCGCTATGGGTCGCCATGCCATGCTTGGGCGTTTTGGAAGCGCCATAATTACTATTAAAAAATGTGACCCAAAACACACCCATTTGGGGTTGTAATACCTTACGGTGTGTGGGTATACTTATGCCATAAGGTAAACGGCCTTATACAAACGAAAGAGGCAAACAAATGAAACTTACAACTAACACACTAGGTATCACAACACGCAACGATGGACTTCCTTACGATGTAATCAAGATTGAAAACGGTTATCAATTCCGCGCAATTGGAAATCCCGCAAAGCCCGTTGTAATTGCAACAACAAAAACAAATACCGAAGCAATTATGATGCTTGTTGCTC